GGCCACGTTTAATGGATCTTCTAATTGTACCATACGTAATACTGAATATGTTACGGATGTTACATGGGATGGATCCTCTACGGGACCAGTTTATAGCTGTGATATTAACCCTGCTGCACCAACTTTTGCTTGGCTAAGCAGAATCGCAGGCTGCTATGAGATGTTTCGGGTTAAAAGCTTGAGTTTCAAGTTTACCCCTACTTGTAGTTCACAGACTGCAGGTGTGATCGTAATGGCGTATGACTACGATTCTAGTGATGCAGCTCCGACTGCGAAACAGCAAATTAGTGCTTTTGGTGGATCCAAGCGAGGTAATGTATGGAATGCGCTGGAGGCAAAGATACAGGCTACCGGGGGTTGGAGATATGTTGGCCAGATTACTGGTTCGACCATTAATCCAACTGGGACTGATATCAAACTGTATGACGTGGCAAAATTCTACGTAGCGCTCTACAACATGTCGAGTGCTGCTACGGTTGGCGATTTGTCTGTCTCTTATGAGATAGAGTTCGCCAAACCGGAGTGGAATGCTGTGCTGCCGTCGTTGTCAGAATTGGTTAAGCCACTCGGTAGTACTGTGTCAGAACCTGCTGGAACGGGTTTCTCCGTATACACAGGTAGTTTGCCTGTAACCATGTCCAAAGTTATTTCAGGAGGCACTTTTGGTATTAAGATTGAATTCCCAAAGCCTGGTGCCTTTCTGTTGAATCTTTTGGATGTGTTGCAGCATCCTAGTACTGCCACTTCTGCATATTCGAGTGTGGAGTATTATCCCTCTAAGAGCTTTGTTGGCCCAGGTACTGTAATTTCGCCTTTCGCGGGATTTACAAGTGCTTGGGTTAATCCAAGCGCGGATTATTATGACATGTGGGATTACGCTGTAAGTGTGATCGCAGGTTCATATTTAATCTTTTGGGTTGTGCCCACTCTTTCGAAATTTCAGTTGAGGGAGTTGAGGATCGCCTCGTATGCCACTTTACAGTAAGTTGGATACTGGTTGTCATCTGGATTACACCCTGCTTAAGACGAGTAAAATTGTGAGAAGTCTTTCACCTCACTTTAGTCGAAAGGAAAGGTGACTATCATGGGGTAGTGCCGAGTGCGTGTACGCCACATGTGTGGGATTGACCGTTCCACCACGGGTTAGAAGGTTGAGGTTTCCCACCTTGTTGTTGCTATTGTAGCAGGAAGGTGGGTTTTTATCTC